GTAGTCCTGATACGCTTCAAACTCCGGTTTTTTGTCTATGAAGGCTCGTATCGCCTTTAACGTCTGCTCTATATCCATAAAAAAGAACGCCCCTCCTTGTGGAAAGGCGCTCTTGGCGCTCGATTGGTTATTTATTCTTCTCTGCGAATAGCCCCGTAAATTTTAACGCAGTTTGTCGTTCGTCAATTCAAGTGTGGGCATTAGGACACCTCCTTCATCGCCCTGTACCACTGTGTCCTGCTTATGCCAAGCTCCTTACAAGCCTCTACGACGGTAATTAAGCCGTCTTTTTGTTTTTTTAGGATTTTTTCAAAATCGCTTATTTCACGCCTCGGTCTACCGTAGGGGTTCCCGGTTTTGAGAGAAACGCGTTTTCCGTTTGATACCGGCATTGCGTCAATACCTTCTTTTTGCCGTTGCTTATTTTTCCTTCTCTCTTGTTCTGCTATAGCTCCTAACACCTCAATTAAAATGTTATTAACCATGTCAAATATCCAATCTTGCCCCTGAAAGTCAATCAGAGTTGTTGGAACATCCAATATCCGCAAAACAACTCCTCGCGACCTGAACCATTCTATCTCAGCCTTTATTCCTTCTTTGTTACGTCCAAGCCTATCCAACTCCTTAACAATAACCTCATCGCCCGGTTGAACAACAGCCTTCAACGCCTGATACTGCTCACGCTCAAAATCTTTTCCGCTCTGTTTATCAGAAAAAACTTTATCAACCTGCTTATACGCTTTCGCAACCTCAAGCTGTCTCTCAAGATTCTGGTCTTTCGTGCTCACCCTAGCGTAGAAGTACGTCATTCTATTTCATAACCTCCTTCCGGTATTCTCGCTTCTCTCGGAACTATCACAATCTTATAATTCATAACGCGCAACATCTCGTTCAATAACTTGATGCTTATATTCTCCTGCGTAAGACGCTCACTAATAACATTACTCTTCCTGTTTGTCCTAAACGCTATGTCCGCCACCTTAGTATTGGTGACCTCCATAACTTTACGAATCGCCTCATGTGCCTTCATTTCTGTCTCCTCCTTCATTCTCTTTCCTTTGGTCATATATTAACACAAGATATATCTGATGTCAAGATATTTCTGATAACAATTTTAAACATCTAACTACTTGTCTGCCTATTCGTTTACCTGTTCGTTTACATATTCGTTTGCCTGTTCGTAAACTATACGTCCTGACGAACGTCCACAGTGCCCTCAAAGCCTTATTTTATGCGGACTTTTTTCATTTGAAAAAATCCTACTTGGCACTTATTGTGCCATTCTATATTTTTTTCTCTCTATTCGGCTCCCTTCTTAAAGGTGGGTGCCCTCCACTCTTTTTTAAAAAACTTTTTTACACACAAAAAATAAAAAAATAAATACGCGCGCGCTAACGCGTACGAGCCTCTTGCAAAAGCGGCTTTTTTATTTTTTCGGTGGTTGAGGGGTTAACCCCGCCCCACACACCCCCAGCATATCCCCCCAGGGGCCCTCCAGCGCCCAGGGGCCGTCCAGCGTCCAGGGGCCGTCCAGCGTCCAGGGGCCGGCGCGACGGGCAGCGCGTACCGATCCGCGAGATTGGCGCGGCCGCAGTGTGCCAAAAAGTACACATTATGATACACTAAAACTAAGTCAGAAATATCTGAAAAAATCAGAAAAAACCTATTGACAAGTCAGAAATATCTGATATACTATAGACAGAGTCAGAAATATCTGAACGACACCCGCCCAGCGCGGGAATGAAGGGAGAATGAACAATGACACGCAGCACCATCACGCATTACACCATCAAGCATTACCTTAACGGCAGCACGCCAACCGAGTACACCACGACCACAGAGCGCAATATCAAGATCATGATAGCCAGGTGCCGCAAGGCCGGCGTTGCGTACACCGTGACCACCAGCGACGGGACGATCTACGCACAAGGGTAAGCCGCCTACGCAGCCACGCAGACGGCCACCGACACCCAGAACAACGACGAACCGGGGCGGCATGAAATATTATAGCGTGTCGCCCCCGAAAAAGAAAGGAGTAGAAACAATGACAAACCACAAAGAGCAGGAAATGAGAGAACAGGCCAGAGAGGAAATCATAGAAGCGTTACGGAACGGATATAGCGGCTATTATTGCGACTTGCACAACGAAGTATTTAATACAGACTATTACATCATCGGCACACATCGGGCTAAAGAAGCCCTGCGGGAGTACGACGTATTCAAAGCCATAGAAAAAGTACAGACCTACGAAAAAGACAACTTCGGCGAAGTTTATACGGATTTGAGCGACCCGGAAAAACTCATCAATATGCTGTATTACATCATCGGCGAAGAGGTGCTGTATGAAATGATGGACGGCATCGAAGCATGGGAGGAAAACTGGAACAATCGAGCGGACGAAGAAACAAACGCCGAGATATTAAAAGCCATTGCGGAAAAAATCGCAGAGTGACGGGGCCACATGCCCCGGTAATGCGGCAAGCCGGTCACAAGCCCGGCAAAAGCAACCGCACATTATAAGGAGGATTTGAACAATGAAGAAACGGTATCTAGCAACAATCAAGGGCGACGGAGACGTAGGACGCATTATATTGATGGCCGAGCAGGAGCACCACCCGGATTATGGCACCCGCTGGCACATCGTAGGCCTGCTGCCAAATGGCACCGAGGAGGACACAGAGGTCAGTGGCGCATATGGAGGCGGTCTAGCCAGCGCCATTGAATCGATTGCAATCGCGTGGGGCGACGAAATATGGGGCCTCGAATGGCTGCCATCGGCCGACAGCCTAGAGCTTTGGCGCGACTGACGGCCTAGAGTATAATGACAATAACTGACACGCCGCCCCGCCCGGCTAAAGGCGGGAGAAAGGAATGGAGAACATGAAAATCATCCAAAAATCAACCGGCGAAGTCCTGGCCGAAATTATCACCAACCGTAGCGCGACAATCGAGGAAGCCTGCGCGCTAATGGACATTAAAATCATGCGCACAGAGGAAGAGTTCCGGAACGGCGACGGGTACGACATAGACGATCTGGCAATGGTGTATTGATATTGATAGGGGGGAGAGTACGACTGCAAAGCGTGTAATGTATGCAGCTGCTACTAATAATACCATTATTCATTGCATTTGTGTTATCCGCGCTAATCAAAAAACAATAGCATCGGGCGCTCCGGCAATATCCGGGGCGCTTCTTTTTGTCCTGCTACGCGCAACGTGGAGCAGGGCCGTTTTATAGCACATAGCCGTATGACGCGCCAGAACGCCGTATAAACGATTTTACTATGCTAGGGTATATCAATATAGGGTAACGCACAAAACGCGCCCAAAACGAAACGTAGCGGCTCAGAACGAAACGACGCGGCCCCGCGCCCCACGATTGAGCGTAGGGGATAAAACAGACCGCCCCAGCTTCCAACGACGGAGGCCAGGGCGGTTTTTTCGTGCTGGAGCAGGAGCGTAGGGGACGAGGATTCGCTTACAAAAGTTGGACAAGCTTGGAGCAAAGTTACAGAGAAAAGTTACATAAAAGTTGGACAAGCCCGGAAAAGTTACTTGAAGTTGCGGATAAAAGTTACATAGTTGCGGAAAAGTTGCAGATGTTTTGGCGCGAAAGTTGTAGAAAAGCTGGATAAAAGTTACTCGCCCTCCGCATCAATAGTTACATCCGGCAACTGCTTGTACTTCTGCGCGATAGTTGCGGGGTCGGCATCGGAGCCGAGGGGTTGGTTGGGGGTGAGAACGACCTCCGAACGCTCGACCATGCCGTAGTAGTTCTTGGCTCTGAAGCAGTATGTAAGGAAGATGAGTGCGCCCGTAGTGACCAATTTTGCGTCAAAAGTTTGCATAAAACTCTTGGCTTTTTTTATAATCTCGGCGGTCTCTGGGCTGAATCCCTGCCGCCTCCCATGTTCCCAATCCCAAACAGTCGATACAGCGTAGCCTGTAGACAGCGCCATTTCCTCGACCGTGGGTATCTGTCCTGTGTCGGCGCAATATGAGAAATAGTCGTTTATTCGCTGTGCGAGTTCTTCGTCGTTCTTAACCTTTGGCTGTTGATAGGCGTTAAGCGTTTCGGTGAGAAGTTGTTTTGCTATCGCGCGTTGGGCCTCGGTTTTTACTAACTCTTTCATATTGTTTCCAAAGTTGTTTATGCCGCCGCGACCTTTTAGAACAACATCTTTTACAACAGCTTCTTCGGCTGTGTCTGCTTCAATCTTTTTCGGCGGTCTGCCTCGTTTCTTAGGGGTTGCATCAGTCATTCAATCTAACCTCCAAAAACATCATATTTTGCGTGGTTTTTTCACTCATCTTGTTCGGGTATATCTTTGTATAGGCTCTTATCGTATCGCCCTAATCTGTACGGAAAAAGCGGGCAATTCTGAGCAGGACAGCGGCGAACCTCGGCTTTGTTACCGCACATACAGTCGATACATTTTTGCGCGGATTGCTT